GTTCTTCTCTCTTCCTATGGAGGATCAATTGGTTTTCTTTCTTGTTGCTAGAGACTGGCCGGCGGCCAAGTTCATCAAGTACGCAAAATATTGTACAGCGTACCCAATGGCTAAGTTTCTCAACAATCCATTACCAGAAAAGCCTGAGGGGTTCGGAGGGAATCCCTTGTTTTCTGGAAAGGTCAAACGCCTGTTAAAGGCACGTATCGTCTCCAAATCAGACCGGAATGCTCGTTTGTTCTTTGGTATTCTCCAAGGAGTAAAGCGTGCGGCTGCACCCGTAACTGAGGACTTCGTCCAACAAAGTTTCGAGAAGCATCGCACCGCCTTGTCCGAGGAACCAAGAGGAATTGAGCCCGATTCTGATCACCGCGCGCGTTACCAGGAAATTTTCGAGAAATTCCGATATCCGCAGGAGAAGCTTTTCGAGGCTTCCGCTGCAGCATCGTTTCAATCGAAAAGATCCGAGGGCGGCTCACGGGAATGGATTAGGGAGCGACGGGAGGGAGGTCTCATCCGAATGGCTGAGATTCGACCTGGTGTGGTCAAAGAAGTTCGGGGAAAAGTGCTCCCGACCTTCGACGAAGCTGTTCATCTTGCTTCTGAAGGATCACACAAGGTTATGGTTTCTGCAGTACTGGAGCCATTGAAAGTTAGACTTATTACCAAAGGCGATAGCTATCGCTACTGGGTGAGTCGCTTCTATCAAAAGGCTCTTTGGAGGTACTTGCAGGAATTCCCTCAATTCGTTCTTACTGGTCGTCCCTTAGAGGTTGGAGACTTGATCGATCTCAAAGCCCGAGAGGCTAAGCTTAAGTTGGATTTTCCTAAATGGGTCAGTGGCGATTATTCTGCCGCTACTGACTCTCTGGATATTCGACATACTAAAGCTGCCTTTGAGGCTTCGCTTCGGATGGGTCTGTTCGAAGCTCGTCCTAAGGTTCTGGACGTCTTGCGAAGTGTACTTTATGAGCAGGAAGTTCATTACCCGCCCAAGAGTGGTCTCGCTCCGATTATGCAAACAACTGGACAGTTGATGGGAAGTACTTTATCATTTCCTATCCTGTGTGTTGTCAACTTAACCGCATATTGGAGAGCACTTGAGAGATACCTTGGAAAAGATATCGATGTACGTGACCTACCCGTGCTCGTGAACGGAGATGACATACTGTTCCGAGCCGATGACGATCTTTATGACCTGTGGCAAAAAGAAATTCGTGATGTTGGATTTGAGCTCTCATTAGGGAAAAACTATATCCACCCCGAGTACTTAACTGTGAATTCTCAGTTGTACTCCTCAAAGGGCGGAAAGTTACATCCTTTAGGGTGTCTCAACGCAGGACTTCTCACCGGACAATCGAAAATTACCGGAAGAGAGACCGCTAGAACCGCTCCTATATGGGACTATTATAATGAAGTTGTACACAATGCTGTGAACCCGGAGAGGGCACACAGACGATTTATGCACTATCATTCTAGTACTATTAAGGAGCTCTCAACGCTGAAAACCAGGAACCCTAGTTGGCAAGAAGGCAGCAAGAGTGAAAAGAAGTACATTTCTACTACGTACAACCTTTTCCTACCATTTGAGAGAGGCGGTTTAGGATTTATTCCTTACCCAGGGATGAAAGTCCGGCTAACTTCATTTCAGCGGCGTTATGCAGCTTACTTGGAGAAGGCTTTTCTTTCGAATCCAGAGAAAGTCCCTAAAATCGCACTTGTGTCGAAAAGAACACAACACAAGTTGACATATCATCACGAGCCACGATGGATTGTTGGGCCGAAGATCGGGCCGCAACAAGAGTTCGTTGTTGTACCGGAGGATAGAGAGGTTTGGACCCCCCCACTCGCATTGGACGCGGAGATCGAGAGACCTGAGATGATTGTTAGGTTACCCTACAAACAACTCAAGGAATTTCGTTCTTCGACGAGTCCACGAATGGGTGATTCCGAGATCTTTACCTTCGGCTGGCAACTGCTGGAGCAACGCTTCACAGAAGAGGCGGACTTAGCGGAACAATTAAATATAGAAAAAATCATAAAAAGTTCCGAGAGTCTTACACCTTTTCTGGAGTAAGCGTAGGTAGTCATTCTATTAAGCATCCCAAAACGGTATACTTCCGTACTAAGACGATTCCACGATTATTTATTTTGTTTTTTATAAGTTTATTTTCGTGGTCGATCGCCGGAACGTCGACAGACTGCACGGGTGCAGTTCATCAACGGAAGGGTTGAAACAGAGGGGCAACTAGTGTGAAGAGGCAAATAGGCAATCGCCGCAGTTGATTTATCCTGCAGGCAGTAAGTCCTAAGCCATACACAGTGCGCCCTCTACCCAGGTTCCAGATGGACGTTAGAATGATGGACAGTCGCTCTTATGAGTCAAAGAGGCAGTACCTACAAATGACTAACAACAACAACAGAAAGAAAACAACAAATAGGAGCAATCCCGTATCCTACAATTCACGACTTATGTCGTCAGCACCAAATGCCACATCAAAAGTTTATAGTGGCAAGGACATTATCGTAACCAATTTCACAGGCACCAGTATCTTCGGTGCTAGTGACTATGCTCTTAACCCGCG